CAGGCCGCCGCCAACTTGGGCGTCACACAACTCACCTTTGAGGGGATCGCTTAATCATGGACTGGTGAGTCTTGCCGCCCGGTGTGAGGGAAAGACCGAAATAGAGTCGAGCAGGCCGAAATAGCCCGAAAGCCCGTGTTTATCGGCCCGTGTGGGCGTTCCGGTCGGCTGGCCGGGAGAATGTGCCGATCTGAGGGGAAAAGGCCGAAAAAGGGCCTTCTATCAATTTGTCGAGGGCGATTTCCTGCCCTTGGATCTCCGGTGCAGGGTCTGTGCAGGGTGCCTGCATGGGGTCAGAATAGCTCCTGCTGAGTCGCGGTTTTGACGGCGACCTTCTTCTTTTTGACGCGGGTGGAGTTGACCAGGCGGTTGAGGGCCGCGAGTTCGACCGTGGTGCGATCCTGGGCATCCGGGAGCTTTGCTACCTGCCTCTTTGACAGATTTTCGAGGGCTGAATCGACAATGAACCGGAGGCTCTTTCCCTCCTCGTAGTATTTCTCGCCCTGGTGGGCCATGTGGTCCTGAACGGCCTTCAGGTAGTATCGGCAGAAGTATCCGATCCGGGCGGTATCGCCGTGGTGCATGATTCCCCGGAGGATATCGGTCAAGATGGCGTCGAGCCGGGCCTCTGGCAACCGAACTCCGCGCTCGTCGAGCCAGCGTGCCGGGGTCGTGATGGCGGTGATCAGGATGCTGTGCTGCTGGTAAAACTCCTTCGGGGTGTCTGGATAGAACTGGTTTTTCAGCCGGTGGAGCCAGTTTTTGACGAGGGAATCGGCTGGCATATCAGCTCGGATTGACGAAGGTGATAGGATTCCTTCCATGCCAGACGTTGACTGGAAACATGCTCCGAAGAATGCCCGTTGGTGGGCGGTGGATAAAAACGGTGGAGCCCACTGGTTTTGTGTCCCAGACGTGAAGCCGTTCACGGATTTCTGGTTTTCCGCAGAGCCCGTCCCAGCTCCGACATTCGGCTTTTCCGGGGACTGGAAAAAGAGCCTGGTCGAGAGGCATCTGAAGTAGTTTCGCCATATCAACCGATAGCGAGCTGCTGGCTCGTCAAAATATTGGGCCTCATCGGCGGCGGCGGGGCGAGATCCAGCGGAGACACGCCACGGGCCATGTCGCCGTGGAGATAGATCATCGTCGTCTCGACATGCTCGTGGCCGAGCAGGTCCTGGATTGTCCTAATGTCGTTCCCAGCGCGCAGAGCATGAGTGGCAAAAGCATGCCTCAGCGTGTGCGGGGTCACACGCTTTGTGATCCCGGCCGCCCGCACGGCCGCGCGCATTGCCTTCTGGACGCCCTCGGGAACCGCATGCCAGCGCCGCTGCTCCCGGATCGCCTGGCTGGGAAATAGAAACTGCCAGCGAAGCTCGCGCTCAGCAGCCTTGTATTTTTTCGCGAGTCTGCCCGGAAGCTCGACGATTCCAGCGCATGCGGCGAGATCCTGATCGTGCAGGGCCGCCCGCCACGCCACCTGGCGGCAGAGGTGAGGAATGATGAGTTCAGGCATGAGGCAGAGCCTGTCCTTGTCGCCTTTCCCGCCGTGAATGCGGATCGTCCTGGCATCGAAGTCGAGATCCTGGACGCGGAGCTTGCAGGTTTCCTCGACCCGCAGCCCGGCCCCATACATGAGCGCCGCCATGAGGCGAGGTTGTCCACGAAGCCCGCAAAATATCCGCCCGAGTTCCTCCCGGCTCGGGATCGTGCGCAGGTGGAACTTCTCGCGCGGAGGTTTCGGCAGTCCGAGGTTGCTGATGTCCAGCTTGAGCACATGCCGGAAAACAAAAACGAGCGCGCAGAGAGCCTGCTTGCGGGAGACGGAAGAATAGGATTGTCGGTCCAGCGCGTGCATCCATTCTGAGACCATCGCGCCTGTCCACTGAGAAGCTGGTTTTTTCCCGGTCTCATTGAAAAACTTTCGCAGCCAAAATTCATACGTTGCCACCGTGCGCTTTTGCAGCTCGCGGCAGCTCGCCTGGACTCGGAATTGATCAATGAGGCCCATGATTTAATCCGAACCGGGTTTGTTCAATACACTGTTGGCCAAATATATCAACGCCGTCGTCGTAGCAGGCTCGCCATGACGTTGAGCGCGGCAGCGTCCGGCATCCTGCCTTGCTCCCATCCCTCCACCGTGCGGCGAGAGACGTTGCAGGCATCCGCTAGATTTTGCGTGGACATGGACAGCTTTTCGCGGATGGCTTTGATGCCGGGTGCGTAGTCCATGACTTCCCCGCCATCCGCGAGGATGACGGGGACTCCGTAGCTGCTGGCCGAGTGGTCGGTTGTGACTCTCATGGCTCAGAGATTGTAGAGGGCTGCTGCCTCGTCCTCGGTCAGTGATCCTGTGCCCCAGAGGCTGCCATCCGCCTTGTATTCCGAGACCTCGATCCCGATGCCTTGCAGATCTCCGCCCCGCTTGGCAGCGCGGCGAGCTTTTGCCACCGCATTGAGCGCGGCGGAGAATTTGTTGTGAGTTGTCCCACGGCCACCGAGCTGATAAGCGACCGTGAATTTGCGTGTGAGAGTTTCGGTTGTCATTTTGTGTTTTTCTTTCTGATCTCGGGCGGGGCCGTTTGGCCTCATGTCCCCTTGATCTATTTACACAATACGCATTTCTGCGTAATCCGTCAACATTTATTTTACGCTTTTTTGCGTATATTTTTGAGCGGCCCCAAAAAGGCCAACAAGGCGAGTGAGCCAACACATGCCCGCCGGACACATCTTGGGGAGGAGCGGAGTCGAGCGCGGCGGTCATGTGTGGCTCCTCTCTGCGTTGGCCCGATTATCGCGGAGCCGTTCGACGGCGGCAGCGCAGTAGGGCTCGTGCATGTCGATGCCCACGGCGCGGATGCCGAGTTGCTGGCAGGCGATCAGTGACGATCCGCTGCCCATGTAGGGGTCGAGGAGACTTTGCGGCTTGTTGGCCTTGCCGATGCACCACTCCATCAGTTGCACCGGCTTTTGCGTGGGGTGGACGCGTTTGATGGGGCCACCTTCCTTTAAGCCATGCCACATCCACCGGAACATGCGCACGGCGCGGCGCAGGTTTGTCCAGGCGAGTTCTGCATCGGCGAAGGATAGGCCGTCGTTTTTCTTGTCCCACACCAGCCAGCATGTGGCACGGCGGAGTTGCTCGTAGTAATTGCCGCCCCAGATGATGGATTCCTTGCAGCTTGAGATGAGCATTTGCAGTTCCCACGGCTCCGGCTGCTTCGCGTCCCATTCGGCGGGTTCATACCGCGCCTTGCCTAACTTGCCCGTCTTGGCGATGTTGATGCCATACGGTGGGTCGGTGAGCAGCAGGTCGAACTTCGGCAGCGTTGGCACGATACGGCGGGAGTCCCCACAGAAGATCGTGATGAGACCGTCGTCGTAGTATGGAACCGGAAGAGGGCCAACAAGTGGCTGATGCGAACCGGGACCGCTGGGAAGGTTGTTTTGCATGGCGGAGTCTATTATGAGCGGTCCCGGTCGCATAGCCCAGCGTTCGGCAAAACAACACCCAGACCGTCGCACGTCGCACAGTCGCCATGCTGGTTGAGTGCCGGGGTTGCCGCTCCGGGTTGGCAGTCGTGGCAGGCCGGGGCGCGGCGGCGCACCTCGAACCACACGCAGGCCGTCACGAATGCCGTGAGGGTGATTCCGTCACGCTCGCACAGGCGATTGACGGCGCGGAACAGCGCAGGGACTACCCGCACAGAGAGTTGCCGCGAAGATTGCCGAACCATCGGATCGAGAGAACAGCTACCGCTGTTCTCTTTCGGTCCTCGCCCGCTTTCATACCGTTTTTCGATCATAGTTTTTCCTCCGGTAGCTGCCTCTCATCCGCGCCGTTGGGCCGCCGTGGTGCGCATTTCTTTTTACGGCGCTTTTTGGATGGCTTTCTGCCAGCGCCTTTCCTTAATCCTCCGTGCGGAGTCGGGGCGATGCCCCTGACCCTACGCGCAGCTTGGATTGCCTGCTTGGTGACTCCGAATTTTCGCGCCAACTGGACATCCGTTTTCGTCCAGTCGGCGCGGTCGTAAGCATCCCGGTAGTTCATGCCTGGGAGAACCACGCGGCGGCGTTGAGGTTGAGGGTTTTCATCGCGGCGACCGTCTCTTCGGTCTTGGCGATGGCTTTTCCGCCGTTCTGCTTGACTCCACGGCGGCCACCCCACTGGCGACCGTTTTCGATGTCGGCCATGAGCCGACCCTCTGCGTTTGTCACGAGGAGGATCGCTTTTTTCCGTGAGGTGGTAGCGGGTTGAGCCAGCAGGAAAGCGGCGGCGGATTTGTGGGCTGCGTATTTTTCTGAGCGTGTGTTGGTGTTGTTTTTCATGACGCCCTTACTTTATTCAAACCTTGTCTTGATTGCAAGAACTATTTTCATCTTTTTTCGACGCTCTTTTCCGGCCTGCCCAACAAGCCGGTCCAGGAAATCGCTGGCCAGTGGGTGTTGAGATGGATGGTTGCGTCATATCAGCTTTCAAACGGAGGTTCCGCGAAAGCCAGCGATTTCTGACCGGCAGCGTTCGGCGGTTTTTTCTTCGAGAACCATGATCTCCTGCATAGGACGGATCGGCAGAACCAGCCGAACTCGGTCTGTATCACGCGGTGGGCGCAGGAGGGACAGAGTCGGCGGGTCCATTCGCGGGAGGGTTTGCGATTCATACGAAAACCAGTTGGCCGGTGTGGAGTTCGCGGAACTCGGGGCGCTTGCCGGTGCGCTCGTTCCGCCAGGCATTGCGGCGTGCTCGCAGGGTGAGGTATCGGGAGATGCAGTGTTTACGGTCTTCTTTGTCGCACTCGAAAAATTCCTGCGTGGCTGCGAACCGGATGTGCTTGAACCCCTGGGTGGAGCTGCTCACACAGTTTAAGGACAGGAGGCCGGGCTTGCCGTTAGCTGAGCGCAGGCGGCGCTCGTTGACGCCAAAGCGCTCACAGATCTCCGCACCGCTGACCCAGCGCGGCTGGGTGCGGAGCCATAGGTCCATCTGTGTTGCGAGCGCGGCGGCATCCATAATTCAGAACGGCTCGTCCTCCGGATCGGCGAAGTGGGCGACCTCGTTGATGATGATGTCGGCAGGAAGGCCGCGCGCGGGCGATGGCGCGGCCGTGGGAGGATTGACCGCGTGCATGCAGTAGCCAAGCGGCCGGGAGGGAGGCACAACAGGGATCGGACCTGTCACGGTGGCGGGCTTTATCCGCCGTGTTGTCATAGGCCGCTCCTCCTTTAGCGTGGTAGAGTCTTGTGCGGGGGAACTGAAAGATCTGCTGCCGCCGTCGAGCGTGTATTTGCGCCGGGGTTGCGCGGGTGCCTCGGTGCGGGTGTCGTGTCCAGTATGAGATCCGGCGCGGTTATGGATGGTGTTCCGGAACTTGATGAGTTGATCACCTGGTAGCCCGCACCAGTCGTTCGTTCCGAAGACATCGCGGGCGATGGCGGCAAGATATTCGTCGCTGAGCCCCGCTGCCCTGGCATCCTGCCGGATGCGCCACACCGAGTTTTCGCGATCCCGGTCTCTGACCTCCACCTCGTCGCACAAGTGAGCTGTAGCGGCCAGCCAGCGCGAGAAATCACGGTTCACGAAAGACTTCATGGACCGGGCGGTGCCATCCTCACTCTTGAGCCCGCACATGATGTGCGTGGCATAGCGGCGCTGGTCCTTTTTCGCGCTCGTCTCGTGAGCCCATCCCTGGCAGGCGAGGATCTTCGCCCACGTCCGCCAGTATTTCTGTTCTTGTTTGGGAGTTAGCATGGGGTGGAAAAATGCGAAATGTGGAATGTGGAATTAGGAATGACGTGGCCTCCAGCAACGTCCCCGCTGCCCCTCGCGCAGGGCGATGAGCAGCAGGAGACAGTTGAGGGCGCGGAGGGTCATACGCGGATGCCGTAGGGGGTGCGGCGGTGGATGCGGAACTGCTCGCGGCGGCGGCGGTTCTCGCGCGAATCGTGCCAGATCCGGATGAGCGTGTAGCCGACGAGCACGGTGAGGAGCCCGAGCGAATAGACGCAAAACATGAGCTGGTAGATCTCGCGGATCGTGATCTCGATGGTCATAGGAAGAAGTTGGCGGTTTTCAGTTGGCGGTTGGCAGTTCTTCGGCGCGGTTCCACTCGACTTTGATCTGGGATTTCGGGATCCCGTTTTTGTCGCGGGCGATGGCGGCGGTGATCAGGGCCGGTGCGGCGGCTCCGAGGATGGCGGCGGCTTCGATGCGGAATGCCTTTCCGGATTTTGCCAGGAGCTTCCATGTGGTGGTGGGCCAGTAGAACTCGGCGAGCCTTCCGACGGCGGCCGTGGCGATCTTCGTATGGGCCTGGGAGCCGTCCGCGAATGTGCCCTGGATGATGTCTGCGGTGAGGACGACGGGGACGATGGCCTCTGTGCCCCTGGCGAGGAACTGGCGGCCTTCGCGGTCGGGGTCTTCGAGGTCGATTTGCTCGCCCTTGCGGGCGGCGAGTTCGAGCGTGCTCTCGATGAGGGAGAGTTCTTCTTTGAGCTGCTCGATCTGGGCGCGGATTTCGAGGCCGCGATCAACGGTAGGCGCGAGGTTCATTAGCTGAGCCTCCCGATGAGGATGTCGCGGCGTTTGGCGAATGCGGCGATCTGCTTGAGGGTGCCTTTGTCGATCTTGGCGGACTCGCGCTTGATGGCGCGGATCTGCTTGACGGCTTCGTTTTCGATGCGGGCGATTGCGCGCTGGGTGGCGCGGTGGTGGCGGATCTGGTCGCGCGAGGCGCGGCGGATCTGGGTTTCGAGTGCGCGAAGTTCCTTGCGGTATTCGCGGGTCATGTTCGGGCCGCTTGTGGCGGCAGGTGGTGTTTTTTTCATAATTTGGAATTTGGAATTAGGAATGGGACTTATGTTTTGTGAGGAAGGCGTCTAGGGCCGGTGTGCTGCGGAGGTAGGTGATGCGGCCGGTGGGGCCGCGCGAGATGTCGAGCGGCTTCGGGCAGTTTGGGCGGCGGAGTGCCTGGGAGACGAAGGAACAGCCGATGTGCAGCCGTTCGCAAAGCTCGCGGGGCGTTTCCCAATCCTCGGCTTTGTCGCAGTTGTAGCCGCGTTCGCGCAGCCACTGGATGAATGCCGCCTCGGCGGCGGATTCGACGTGCGGCCCCATGAGTGACACGGTGCAGATCGCGTCGGTGATGTCCTGGGATTCTATGTGGAGCGCGATCATTTCCCCTCCCTTGCGCGGAGCCAGGCGACGACGGCCGGTAGTGCTTTGCGCAGCGCGAGGATTTCGGCGGCGGTGATTGGCTGGTAGTTCATGGCGCTCAATCCCAATCCGAGTTGTCGACTGCGCCGTTGGACTGGATGCGGACGTGGGCTTCCACGAAGTGGGCCATCGTCGTGAACGTGCGGGCCTTGGCGGCGATCTTCTCCGCATAGCGCAGGCGCTCGGTGATCGCCTTGATGCCGTTGTCCTTGGCCAGCTGGCGCAGCAGGTCGAACGGGATCTCGTTGATGTGCTCGCCGTCCACGATCAGGCTGAGGGTTTTCTTCTTCGCCGGAAACTCGACCCCGTAGTGGCCGAGGATCGCGGTGATGTCGTCCTTGCTCGGCATCTTCGGCAGGTGGAACTTATGGACCCCGCGCCGCAGGAGCTGCTCCATCTCGCCGTGGGTGCCGCCGCGCATTTTCTCCAGGAGGAGTTCCGTGCCGCAGAGCAGCATCCCGCAGCCGACCTCGTCGTAAATCTCCCGGATCACTTCCAGACAGGCGAAGAAGGAATTGAGCCGGTAGGTGTATTGGAGGAGGTGCAGCTCGTCCAGGATCAGCAGCGTGTCGGGCGAGAGGGCGCGCTTGATGCGGTCAATCGAATCCGCCGTGTTCGCCTTGTCGGAATTTCCGCAGCGCTCGTTGATCCGCTTCACCATCCCGCCCAGGCCGGTGGCCGCTTTCATGCGGACGTAGATCGTGCGGCCGTGGTTGTTATCGGCGGCGAATTTTTCGAGCGCCCAGGTCTTCCCGATGTGCGAGCGGCCCCAAAGGAAGACCGGCGTCTTGGATTCCCGTGCCAGGTTGCAGGCGTGGAAGATCCGCTCGGCGGTCGGTGTGAGGATGAACTCTCCGATGGGCGTGTAGGCTTTGCGCTGCCGGGCCAGCCAGGCGCGCGACGCATCCACCATTTTCGGCGGGACTTCCAGGCGCTCGCGTGTCGTGGCGTTGATGTATTTGCCCGAGTAGATCCGGTAGATCGTGGACGGGTCGAAGTCGATGGCCTTCGCGAACTCCGGACGGCTGACCGGGTGCTTCGCGTCGATGCACCACAGGAAACAGGCGATCAGGATCTCCTTCGCGTCGTGTGAGCAATGCGCGAGATTCATGCGGATGTCGTGGAGCGAGAAGTTCCAGGACGCGCGCACGTTGTTGCCAGAATTGGCCTGCGGCTCGGGTTGATTGTTGTCTTCGGGTTCGGGTGACGTGGTGGTGTCTTTGTTCATAAAGTGGTGGTGGTGCTAAAGGAGGGCTTCGGAGCTGATGCGCGAAGGCGCGCCAGGCATCTCGTTTTCGTCGTCGTCCAGGAGGGCCGCGCTGGAGACCTTGCGGAGCTTGCGGGCCGTGGCGCGGTCGCCGGATTCCACGAACGTGCGGCGGGCCTGCAGGGCCTCTGCAGCGCGCGGGTCACCGGCTGGGAGATTTTCCATAGCGGCGATCTGTGCGCCGCGTGCGATCTGGGTGGAGTTGCCGCGCCCGTCGCTGACTCGGGAAATGTTCGTGCCCTGCTGGAGACCGAGGTTGCGGAACTCGGAGCGGACGGCTCCGGCGTATCCGCCTTTGGTGCGGTTCTTGGCGCGGTCCGAGTAGTCGAGCTGGGGCGCGTCGGGCTCGAAGGGGATGATGCCGTAGCTCTGGCCGTGCTTGCTCTCGTAGTCGAGGCGGTTGCTGTCGCTGCTCTCGGCGTCGAAGACGCGGGCTCCGGCATGCGGGTTGGCGGGATCGAAGCAGACGAGGAGCCGGTAGCCGCGCCCGAGGTGGGCAAGTTCACCGGGAACGGCGAAGGAGAAGGTATGGTTGTAGTGCTCGACCTTGCAGCGGACGTGGGCGCCGGTGATGGGCCGGATCTCGCGGTAGGGCTGGAAGAGGTAAGCCTGCTGGTCGGGCAGCGCGGCGAGCGGCTGGGCCTCGATGTCGCGAGCGAAGTTTTCCATGGGCACGCCCTGGATGACGCGGCCCATTTTATTGCGGAGGTTGAACTTCTCCATCGCACCGTTGACGCGCTCGGCGATATCGCTGATGTGCGGGAAGCCAGCGTTTTTCGGATGCATGCGGCCGGCTGTGCATTTGAGCATGGCGGCGGTGGCCTTCTCGTATTCTCCGCGTTCGCGCCCGATGGTGATGCCGTCGAGGGAGAGGATGGTCTGGAGCATGTCGAAGCTGCCTTCGATGACGCCTTTGGCTTTTGGGCTGTGGACGTAGTGGAGGGCGACAGCGTCGGAGATCGAGGCGACGACCTGCTTTTCCTTGTCGTCGTTCACGCCCTTGACTCCGCGCACGGCCTTGGATTTCCAGATGCCGCGCTCCAGGCGGAACCCGTGGCGCGGGATGCCGTTGAACTGGCAGATGGAGCCGAGGAAACGGACGATGTCTTCGGCGCGGTAGGCGTCGCGGACCCGACCGATGAGATCGAAGCCGATCCAGCGGGCGGTGGCGGTGTCGATGCAGGCGAGCATCTGGCGGCCGAGGCGGACGCCGAACATGTCGGAGAGTTCGTCCCCGCCGTAGGGCCACTCATACCAGAAGGGCTGGTTGAGGCTCATGTCGTCGCACTCGAAGAGGTCGCCGCCAGTGAGCGGATGCTCGACCCCGGCTGAGTCCACCCAGACATTGTCGCGGTATTGCGTGGCGACGTGCAGGTTGAACCGCTTCGGCCCCCGGGCGAGGTCGCTCTCTTCGCCGGTGACACGGGCGGCGCGCAGCAGGGCCTTGGGATAGTTGCGGCGCGAGCGGCGCGAAATGATGAGGGTGCGGATCTCGGGCGAGCAGACGGGATCATCGGCGAAGGCTTCGATGCCGTAGAGCATGGAGCCGCATTGCGCGACGAGGCGGCGCAGGACTGCGCGCTCGGCGTCGCTGATGGGGAGGGTATCTGCCGCGCTCTTCTTTGGCTTCGGGAGCTTGCGCTTGTCGATGAGTGCGTCGTCGCCCGCGCGCTGCCAGGAGTAGAAGAGCATTTCCAGCCGTTGCTTGGAAAAGCCGATGCGGGCTGAGAAGGCGGCGAGTCCGCTGGTCAGGTGGTCGGCGGCTTCGAGTGCCTCCATGATCGGGCGCAGCGTTCCGATCCTCTCGCGCTGGTAGGCGTCGAGTGTCATTTCCCGTCCTCCGAGAGGCCGAGTTCTGCGGGCGACAAGTTTTTGTCCCAATCGCGGATCTTGCTGGGGACGATGTGCCGGGCGCGGCAGATGTCGTCGAGTTTTTTGGCCCAGAGCTTGACGAGGTCGGCGACGTTGGCGAGTTCCACCTCGGGGAGCACTTCCCAGCGGCGTTTGCTGTGGAGGTAGTTTTCCTTGAGGCTGACGAGGCCGAGCTTATACCAGTCCATCGCCTTTTTGAGCGCGTCGTCGAATTCCTTTTCCGGGTCGGTGCGCCGCTTCGTTCCGTTGAGCCGCGTTCGCTTGCCTCCGTTGTTTTCGCGGGCGTCGCCGAGGTCGAGCAGGAGCTGGGTCCAGGAGCGGTTGCCGATGTATTTGCTCGCGGCCTCCACGACCGGGTTGCTCATGTCGAGCTGGGCACCGCTGATCTCGGGCAGGTTGGTTGCAAGATCCCCGAGGAGCAGGCTCTGGGCGTCAAATGTGCAGGGGCCTGCACATTTGAGCTTCTTGGCCAGTTTCTTGTCGCTGACGGTGGCAAGAAAATCATTGCCAGCCTGCATGCGCTGTGCTGCTGCCCGATACGAGTTCGGGAAATGTTCCTTCACCCAAGGCATGAAGGCTCCGTGCTCCAGTTTGCGCTTGGCCTCGATGAGCACGAGACCGTGAAGGAGGCGGCAGATGCCTGCTGTGTTCTCATGGAGGTCGCCCGCGCGGTCGAGGGCCTTGCCCGCCTCGGCGAGCTGGGGGATGGTCATTGCCGAAATATTCCCGGTGGAGGTGGGCTGGAGGGTCTTCATTTCGAGGCCTCCATCTTTTCTGCCGCTTCGGATGCGGTCATTCCTTGGCCCGCGCTGGTATTCCTGGCCCACGATCCGCGCTCGATTTCGATGTTTGAGAGGACGTTTGGGTTGACGCCATGAACACGGCACAGTCGCCGGATGTAGTCGGCGACAGCCTTCGCTGATGCTTGGTATTTTTGTTCGGGTTTTTTCCCATGTGCGGTTGTGGTTTTCATAGTGTGGTGAGTTTTTTTGAGCGGAGGCGGGTGGCCTCGGCGATGAGGCGGGTGAGCTGGTGAGCTGAGCAGCGGTGGAGGAGGGCGGCGTAGCGCTCGAACCAGAGTTCAGGATCGGCACGGAATTGCTCCAGGATGAGGAGGAGCAGGCTGCGGCGTGTGATCCTCTTACGTTCGACCTTGCGCCCGGTGGGGGCCATCCATTCCAGTTTCCCCTCGTCAATCATGGCATCCACAAAATCAAGGGAGCGGTCGAGGTAGCGGGCGCATTCTTCGGGCCGCAGGAGTTCTTTTGTCGTTGGAATGAGCCAGTCGAAGGAAGGTTGTGTGTCGCTCATTGTTTGTGGTTTTGAAAAGTGGTGGGGCGCATTGGATGGCCCGCCCCGTGGCGAAGGTGATCAGGCGGCGCGGACTGGAAGGCTGAGACGGTCGAGTGCTTGACGGACTGCCCCGCGAATAAATTTCGATCGGTCGGTGTCCGTGATGTTCACGGCCTCATCGATCAACGGCATCTGGTGTTTCGGGAAATACACCAGGACTGCTTTTGAGCTGCTTTTGGAAAGTGCTCCCCGGTGGCGTTGTTTTGTTTGCATAAACTCGCTATATGCCCAGCATATACACCACGCAAGAAAAAAATTGCGGGAAAATGAAAAAAGATTTTATATGCACCCATGCCGAACGTCAGATCAATCGACCAGCGCGGAGTTTTAGTGATGATGGATGAAAAGTTTCGCGATGAAATTGATGCAGCTTTTCCAAAGCTCGGCTTTTCGGATCGCTCTACATTTATCCGTGACGCCGTTTACAAGCGACTTGAGGAAATGAATATCCGTGTTTCTGCCAGCTTGAAAGCCGCGCCGTCACGCGCAGGAAAAGGAGGTCGTCCGAAAAAGGTGACGATCAACCAGACGGGGAACAAAGTGGCGATTGGGCACATTGAAAATTTGTCATCAGCTTCTGGTGCCCACGTGCAGAAGCCTGTGGAGAAGCCGAAAGGCAAGCGGGGGAAAAGAAAACCTGACAAATGAAAACGCTCCTGACGACAGTCTGCCTCTCAATTCTTCTGCTCTGCGGCGCGCGGGCGGATGTGGAAGTCTCCTCCTCGCGCTTTTTGCTGATCTGCATTTTCATCGGCTGAGTCCGGTGATTCCGGTCTAGCCCTACGGGTTTTTTGTCGTCGTGGCAGTGTTGCTGCCACATGAACGCGGCCACCACCAAGACGCAGCCAAAGCATAAAGCTGAAGGCGGAAAGCTGAAAGCTGAAAAATGGGACGATGTTTCGGCTACTCTGCGTGAGCGTGCGGATTTTGGAGCGGATCTCCTACGGCGTTCGCGGATCGTTCATGCCGCAAATCGCGTAAACCGTTTCGAGCGTCTCGCAGTCCAGGGATTGACCGTGCTCTTCCAACTCGGCGAGAAGGTCGAGGAGTTGAGCGGCGCGGGCGCGGCCCTTGTCGGTCCATCGGACCCGGAGTGCGCCTTGTTTTATCAAGCTGGCGTCGATCCAGCCCGCCTTTGCGAGGATGTCAGCGCCATGATTTCCGAAGGATGCGGGAAGATTGTAGTCCATGTGGCTCAGCCTGTCTCTTCGCCAAAAGGAGGGCAAGCCAAGTGAGCCGCGCAATTTCTTCCGGCGCGGCTGTGCCTCGTGGTGGGGAGTTCATCGCAGCCGCGTCCGGTTTCTTTTCGGGGGGAAGCGTAGCAGGGGCGGCGGTGGTTTTTTTGTTCTCCACCGCCGCCCTCTTTGGCTGTGTGCCTGCTCATGCGAAGGGCGCTCCGCTCTCCACCCCTGCAATCATCAAATGAAAAAAGCACTCCTCAATACCCTGGCCTGGCTGACGGGCGCGTCGAAAACCCTCATCTCCTTTTTGCTGCCGATCCTGGCGGACTCGTTGTCCGGGCTGCTCACAGCGCTCCTGCCGATTGCGCTGGATGTGGTGAGCGGCCTGGCGGACTCGCCGAAGAGCGGCGCGGAGAAGCGCGCGGCGGCGGCGGACGCGATCAAGGCAGCGGCGCTGCAGGCCGGAATCAACGCCTCTGCACGGGCTGTGAATCTGGCCATCGAGCTGGCACTTCAAAAGCTGGAGGAGTCCCGGTGAAAGACGGAGGCGGACCCTACGGAGCGCCCCTGGTAAAACCCTGGTGGCAATCCCGCACGATCATCGGCGTGGCCGTGATGCTGCTCTCGCAGATCCTGCGGGCGGCGAAGGTCGATATCATCGACGCGGAGCTGACCGACATCCTCACGCTTTGCCTGGACACGGTTGGTGCCGGGCTGGCGATCTACGGCCGCATCGACGCGCGGCACAAGCTCAAGCTAACGCGGCCGGGGGGGCCGTTCAATCCAAGGGCCGAGGTGCGGCGCGGGAAGCGCGCCGGGCAGGTTCGGTGGTCCGTGGTCTTTTCAATGGCTGGCATCGCATGCTTTTGGTTTGCGATCACATGCCTGGTCCTCTGGTGGGTCGCTCCGAAATGAAGAAGCTCACTATGATATTCTGGGGCTTCTTGGCCTTTCACGCGGAAGCGCGCGAGCAATGGCGCGTCGAGCGCTACGCTGAAATGGAGCGTGCCGGTGTGGTCCAGATCGGGACATCCGTTCCCGAGCGACGCAACTCCTGGCTACCACGTATCACGCCCGGCTGGCCGTTGCGCGGTGGGAAGTGGCCCATTAAATGGGAGGGCACATTCTAATGCACGCGCTCTGGAAAGATTACTTCGAGCTGCTCATGGAATTTGAGGGCACGGTTTTTGAAAACGATCCGGCAGATCCGGGCGGGGCCACAAAGTTCGGGATCGACCAGCGGTCGCATCCAGGTGTGGACATCAAGTCGCTCACGAAGGCCGGTGCCGAGCGGATCTACCTTGCGGAGTTCGGTAAATCTGCCGCCGCCCACTTCCCGGCTCCGGTCTCCTTTGTCTATTTCGATCTCGCGGTGAACGCCGGGGAATCCCAGGCCGCGAAGTGCCTGCAGAGGGCGCTCGGCCTCAAGCAGGTGGATGGGGTTGTCGGCAGCAAGACTCTGGCAAACGCCAACGCCATGATCACGCGAGGAGAGGCCGGGAAGCTCCTGCTGAAACTCTCCGCTCAAAGGGAACTCTTTTACATGAACCTTGCTCACACGAAACCAAGGATGAGCCGGTTCCTCAAGGGCTGGCTGCGCCGCGCGAAAGCAATTCACCTATGGGCCGTTGCCCGGCTCAACGAGGGAGGGATGGAACAATGAACCAGGGCGAGTTTTTAACTTTGGCCATTGGGGTCGTGGTGCTTTTGGGAAACGCAGTGACGGCCTGGGCGGTGCTCACGGGCAAGAGTGGCATGCGGACGATCCAACAGCCGCTGCGGGTGCAGCATGAAAAAGACGTGCTAACGAAGGCCGAGCATGTCGAGCACTGCGGCTACATGGAGCGCCGCGTGGTCGCGCTGGAAGCACGCACAGAGCGTATCGAACGCACGATGCAAAGCGACAAAACGGAGATCATCGACGCCGGAGAAGAGCGGGCGATCAACATCCACAATCGAATCAACGATATCGACAAGAAGGTCTCCGCGCTCGACGAGCGGACCGGGACCACAAACAGCACGCTCGCGGTCCAGAGCGCAAAGATCGACCGCATTTTGGAAAGGCTCAAAGCATGAACCCGAAGCAACGCGAAAACCTCCGACTGCTCATCCTCTCCACCATCAACATGGCGCGCGGTTACGGCGTGCCGATGGATGGCATCCGCATGGGCCTACCTCCGCAACTGCGTCAGCTCGACGCCGACGATCTGCGGGCCGAGGTGCAATACCTGATCGACAAAGGATTCGTCGCCCTGGAGGGCAAGGTTATCTCCCCGGAAAATCGGGAATGGAAGATCACGGCCGAGGGCCGGGACTTCCTCGCCACGGAGGGCCTCGCGTGAATGAAACCCAGATCCGACTCCAAGCTGAAGATTCTGCCCGAGGAGCGGCAGGAGCAAATCATTGCCTGGGCGCGCACGCAGAAAACGGAGGAGCATCCCGGTGGGCTGGCCTACGCTCGCGAGCAGCTCGCGGCGGATGGGCTCAAGGTCTCCATGTCCACGCTCTCCGAGTTTGTCTCCTGGTATGGGCTGCAGCAGCGGTTTTCCAAAGCCGCATCGCGAGCGAACCAGGTCGCGGAACTCCTGCAGCAGCGGAATCCCGACATGGAGCCGGAGCACGTCCGGAAGTTGGCACAATCGATCTTCACCCTGGAAGCCTTGGACTCGGGGGATGCGGACACGTTTGTGAGCCTGGAGCATCTGAAGCTCGCCCAGGACTCAGCGCGAACGAAGGCGGATCTGGAAAACCGGAAGCTCGCATTGGCGACCAGGCGGGTTGTCCTGCTGGAAGACAACGCGGCGAAAGCCAAGGCGGCACTGGAAGGGTTGAAGACCAAGGGCGGGCTGACGGCCGAGACGCTCAAAACAATCGAGGAGGCTGCCAAGCTTCTATGATCTCGCCTGCATCCCATGTAACCACGAAGCGGCCGGACTATGTGCCGGAAACCTTCGGCGGGCTCTGCAAGATTTTCCCGACGCGTGACACGCTCCTGCTCAAATACCAGAGCGACTATGTTCTCGACCCGGCACAACTCACGCTCATGGAGAAAGCCCGGCAGATCGGGATCTCCTGGGCGAGCGCCTACAAGGACGTGCGGACACAAAGCCAGGTCGATGCCCGGTTGGATTCGTGGGTGTCCTCCCGTGACGATATCCAGGCACGGCTATTTCTGGAGGACTGCAAGAGCTTTGCAGGGCTGCTGAATCTCGCTGCGAAGGATCTTGGCGAGAAGGTGATTGATGACGACGGGCACAGTGCCTACGTGCTGCAATTCGCCAATGGCCTGCGGACGCACAGCATGTCCAGTAATCCCGATGCCCAGGCGGGCAAGCGCGGGCCGCGTCGCCTGGATGAGTTTGCCCTGCACCCCGATCCCCGCAAACTTTACTCCATCGCATACCCCGGCATCACGTGGGGCGGATCGATGGATATCATCTCGACCCATCGCGGATCGGCAAATTTCTTCAACAAGCTCGTCACTGAGATCAAGGACAAGGGAAACCCGAAGAAGATTTCTCTGCATACGGTCACGCTTCAAACCGCGCTGGATCACGGGTTCCTCTACAAGCTGCAGAGCAAGCTGCCCACCGGAGATCCTCGCCAGCAAATGGACGAGGGCGACTATTTCAACTTCGTCAAGGCCGGATGCCCTGATGAGGAATCTTTCGCGCAGGAATACATGTGCGTTCCTAGCGATGATGCTTCGGCGTTTCTTTCCTATGAGCTGATCGACGGGTGCAAATATCCGACCGGCGAACAATGGGAGACGGATCTGCTCGACAGCAAAAACCCGCTCTATGTCGGCGTGGACGTGGGCCGCGATCATGACCTGACGGTGATCTGGGTGTTTGAGAAGATCAGCGGGATCAATCTCACGCGCCGGGTTATCGTTTTGAAGGCGCAGACGTTCGACACGCAGGAGGCTGCGCTGTATTCTGTGCTGGCACTCCCGCAGGTGCGGCGCTGCTGCATCGACCAGACGGGGATCGGGCGACAGTTCGCTGAGCGCGCACAGAAGAGGTTCGGCACCTACAAAGTCGAGGGGCTGCATTTCACAGGCCCGGTAAAGGAAGAGCTGGCGTATCCGGTGCGAGCGGCCTTCGAGGATCGGTCAATCCGCATCCCTGACAACCAGACGATATTTTCCGACCTGCGCGGAATTCGCAAGGAAACCACCGCGAGCGGGAACATCCGCTTCGCCGGTGAGCGCGGGAAGAATGGCCACTGCGATAGGTTTTGGGCGCTGGCGCTGGCGCTGCATGCGGGGAAGACGGTCACAAACTTTGAGGCGGTGCTCGTATGAACTGGCTTGCCCGCACTCTCGCTGCTGTCCGCAAATCGTTTGCAACGGATTTTGCCCGTGGCCTGGATATTGACGGCACGGTGCAGGCGGGGCTGCGGAATCCGTATGCACAGAGCGTGTGGGTGGCGGCGGCCATCGGCCTGGTGGCGCAGCCGCTGAAGGCGGTGTCGCTGAAGTTTTACCTGGAGGAGGAGGAATACGAGGACGTGGCGCTGTGCGATTGGTGGAGGCATCCGGCGCGGGGGATGAGCTATGAGGAGTTCCTGGACGCGACGGCTGGCTGGCTGAAGCTGGCTGGGGAGTTCTTCTGGATCTTTGACGACACATTCCTTGCGCGGGGCAACGGTCCGCGCGGGCAGTTCGTGGTCGCCTCGCCCGACCGCATGCGGCATGTGGTGACGGGCGGGCTGCTGCAGGGCTGGGTCTATACGGATGACGCGGGCCGCCAGATTCCGCTCCTGCAAGAGCAGGTGATCCACGCGAAGCGCTGGAATCCCGCGAATCCCTATCGCGGGCTGGGTGAGATCGAGGCGGCGCGGCTGGCGGCGGAGACGGATCTGCTGGCGGGACGCTACGCTCGCGACACCTACGCCAACCAGGGCGATGGCGGCGACTACATCTCGGCGAAGAACGGCACGCTCACCGATGAGCAGCGCGACCAGGTCACGGCGGCGCTGCGGGCGAAACGCCAGGCGAAGCTGCGGGGGGACTTCCGGCCGCTCTTCTTCTCCTCGGACATCGAGGTGAAGTCGCCGACGATCACGCCGCCGGATCTGGCGTTTGTTGCAAATCGCCTGCAATCCCGGCACGAGGTCTTCATCGCCTTCGGGGTTCCGCCCGGCATGGCGGACGTGCAGGCGAGCTACAGCATCGGGAGCGCGAGCGATTATTTCCGGCTGATCCACGGGGCGAGCATGCCGGCGGGCAATACGATTGCGGGGGCGATGGATGTGCTGATCGCGCGGCAGACCGGGAAGGCGGTGCGGGCGTATTTCGATTTTGACGAACATCCCACGATGCAGCAGGTGCGCGGCGAGCGGATCGATGCGGCAGCGAAGCTCTGGGCGATGGGAATGCCGATGAAGGAAATCAACGGCTACCTGGACATGGGGATCAACGACTATGAGGGCTGGGAGGTCGGCTACCTGCCGTTCTCGGTGCAGCCGGTCGGCGAGCCGCTGGCAGAGCAGGAGACGGAGACCGGGGCTCAGGCGGAGCCGCTGGATGATGCGGTCGCGCAGATGCAGGCCGCATTCAAGGGCCGTGCGCTCAAGCCGGATTGCAAATGTGGGAGCTTTGAGGACATGAGCGCGGCGGCCACGCGTGCGCCGGGGTCGAAGTGGGCGGCGCATTGGAGGGCGAGGCAGGGAGCGATCAAGATGTGGAAGGCGAAGTTCGACAGGCATCTCATGGCGGCTCGCGCGGAGGTGCTCGACCGGGTGACGAAGGGCGCGAAGGCGGTGGCGGCGGATTTCATTTTCGATCTGGAGGAGTGGGAGCAGGGCCTGCAAATGGCGATGCGCAAGGCCGGGCAGGAGACGCTGGACAAGGCTGGCAGCCAGTGCTTCGCGGAGATCGGCAAGGATGATCCCTGGACGATGCCGCCTGCAAAAGCGTTGTCGTATCTGAAGGGCCGCGAGAACTTCTTCACGAACATTGCCGACGAGATTCATACCCAGATCCTCGGGAGCCTGGAGGAGGGGTTTGTCAATGGGGACACGACCGACGAGCTGGCTGCGAGGATACGGGCCGAGTTCGCGGGGATCAGCAAGCAGCGCAGCCTGCGGATCGCGATGACGGAGACGAGCGCCGCCTACGGGGCCGCCCGCCAGGAAGCCCTGGAGCAGTCGGGGATCGAGTATAAGGAATGGCTGACGAGCGGGAATGAGAACGTGCGGCCGAGCCACCGTGCGGCGCAGGGGCAGATCGTCCCGGTGAACGAACCCTTTATCATCGGCGGAGCGAGCATCCTGCATCCCGGAGACGGGAGCCTCGGGGCTCCTCCGGCGGAAATCATCAACTGCCATTGCGTCGCGCTGGCCACGGAGGAAAAACCATGAACGCGCAAAAACGCCAAAATTCGGGGCCGAAGGCTCCGTATGGGGTGAATTCCCCACTTGAAAAAGAAAACGCCGCCACCGGGCGGTGCAACGGCTTTGCAATGGCAATGCCAACCGGCTCGAACCTATGAATCAACTCAAACGCACCATTTTCCCGGAGATCCGGGTTCTCGACGCCGCCGGGGGGCTCGTGGAATACGTCGCCAGCGACGAAACCCTCGACCACTACCGGGAGATCATCCGGGCGGATGGCTGGCGGTTCAACCACTTTGCGAAAAACGCGCCGTTTGTGGACAGCCACGACTACTCGACGATTGAGAAGCTGCTGGGCTCGGTGGTGGACTTCCGGGTGGAGGGCCGCAAGCTGATCGAGGTGGTGAAGTGGGAGCCGGAGGCGAACCCGATTGCGAAGATCGGATTTGCGATGACGCAGGCCGGGCACCTGAAGGCGGTGTCGGTCGGGTTCCTGCCCACGAAATATGCCGACCGCTACAAAAATGGCGGGGCGGATCTGGCCGCGCAGATCGCGGAACTGGGCCTGGACGCGGAGACAGCCAAGCGCGTGTCGTGCGTATATCTTGAGCAAGAGCAGATCGAGCTGAGCGCCTGCATCATCGGCGCGAACCCTGCCGCGCTCGCTCGGGCCTACAAGGACGGGGTGATCGCCGACGGCGACATCGACCTCCTGGCAGAGAGCATTTCCGCAGACACCCAAAAAACCGCCCGTGCCGCAGAGGAAGACGCTGCCGCGACACGGAAGAGGGAACAGCGTCGGGCATGGCTCGGGAAACTCGAAAATCAAATTACAAATCTATGAAACGCATCAGCACCAAATTGGGCTGCCTGTTTCTTGCCCCGGACAACGGCGGCGGAACCGGCGGCGGAACCCTGAACGAAAACGAATTCCAGGCGAAAGTGCTCGGAAGCGTCGAGGCCATCGCGCAGAAGTCGAAAGACCTCGAAGCGAAGATCGCGGCGATTGAGAAAAACGGCGGAGACATCGCCTCGCTGAAGGGCGAGATCGACAAGCTCGCCGCCGACACGCAGGCGCTGCGCAAGGCGAACCTTGCCGCCACGACCCGCACGGCTCCCCGCAAGGGTGAAGTCACCGAAGATTGCGCCCGCCACCTCGGCGGCCTCGCACTCGTCGCTGGCCTCAAGGGAGGGCAACTCGCCGGAGACCGCATCGACGGCATGGTCAAGGACATCCTCGGGGTCGAGGCCAAGACCGCGCTGAGCAGCTCGGACATCCCGCTGCCCGTGCAATACAACGCGCAGGTGGTCGAGCTGGTCTCGGCCTACGGCGCGGCCCGTCGCTTCGGCACGGTGTTCCCGCTCGGCGCGGGCACAGTGAAGCTGCCCAAGCTCACGACCGACCCGGCCTTCGGCCTGATCGCCGCGAGCGGCACCGTCACCGAGAAGAGCCCGCAGGTCGGCTGGGTCACATTCACGCCCGAGAAGTTCGGCGGTCTCGTCCGCCTGCCCTCCGAACTGGATGAGGACTCGATCATCGCCATCGGGCAGTTCGTCGCCCGCTACAGCGCGCGCCAGCTCGCGCTGGTGGAAGACAGCAACTTCTTCATCGGCACCGGTGCCGGAAGCGGCGCGAACGGCAGCGTGAAGGGGCTCTGCGTCTCGACCATCGACAACAGCAAGGTTGTCCAGATGGCCTCGACGAAGACGAAGTATTCCGACGCCACCCTGGCAAACCTGCGCTCGATCCGGGCCACGGTCGATGCCCCGGTGATCGGCATGGGCGCATACTACATGCACCCGAGCTTCGAGCAGCACCTCAGCGGCCTCAACACCGCCGGTGACAAGCCCTACCAGGCGAACGGTTCCCGTGGAGCGACGCTCGACGGCTACGCGATCAACTGGGTGGACATCATGCCCGCCTACTCGACGAGCGCGAACGTCTCGAAGGTGTTCGCCCTCTTCGGCGACCTGTCCTACCAATACCTCGCCACCCGTGGCGGCGTGCGGATGGACACGAGCAAGGAAGCCGGGTTCACCACCGACGAGATCTGCATCCGCGCTCTGGAGCGCTTCACCATCGGCCTCATGGCCAACGGTGCGGTGTCCGGCCTGGAGACAGCGGCCTCCTAACCTCAACTGCGAAATCCTCGCACTCTGCATCGGGCCTGCAAGCCCGGTGCAGCAGCGAGGAAACCACAAAATGAACGCAGGATTCTCAAATCTCAAAAACTTAAAGCGCGAGCTGTTGCTGGCCGCCGATTTATCGAAGACCGATAACGACGCCTCCGTGCTGTCGCTCGGGCTGGGCGTTGCCTCGCTCTTCGAGGGCGCGGCCGGTCGCCGGTTCGCGCGGCAGGAGGAGGTCGATACATTTTCCGCCGAGCGGGCATTCTGGATCGTGCGGCGGTATCCCATCGAGACGGTGACAGCGGTCGAGGTGCGCGGGGATTACGCAGGGGGCTTCCTGGCCGTGCCGGGGATGCCCGCGAATGTCAACGAGCTTTCGGGGAAGGTGGATTTCCTCGGGTGCCTCGGGGCTTATGGCGAAATGGCGCGCGTAGTATATACGGGGGGCTACTGGTGGGACACAGGCGAGACGACGCCCGAGACGATGCCCACGGGCGCGACTCCGCTGCCGGAGGATCTGCGCGCGGCCTGGGTGATGCAGTGCCGGTGGTTCTGGGAACGCCGCTCGATCACTGACCGCGCGAAGGCGGGGTTTACAGAGGACACGGCGGCGCTCGGATTTGCGGGCACCGATGCGGATCTGCTCATGCCTGTGCGCCAGGTGATCGCCAACTACCGGAGGATCGCGCAATGAACATCGAAATCACAGGGATGCAAGCTGTCGTTGATCGGCTGGACCCGCGCGAGATGCTCTCCCGCGTGGCGCGGGGGATGGACAAGGGGAACCAGCTCACGCTCTCCTATATCCAGAGGAACAAACTTTCGCAGAAGGGGGCGACGACGCTGGCCGTGCGGTCAAATCGCGGACGTTCCAGCTCCCGGGCCTCGCTCGCCGTGATACGAGGTGACGGGGTCGAAAGCACTATGGGCACAAATGTGCCTTACATGGCTGTGCACGAATTCGGCTGCAAGCCCTTCACGATCCGCGCCCGCAATGGCAAGGCCCTGCGCTGGGGGAATGCCAGCGGCGTCCACTTTGCGCGCACGGTCCGGCATCCTGGCTTCCCTGCCCGCCGTATGTTTGCCAGCGGGATCGAGGAATGCGCTGAAATCTACAACCGCAAGATCGGGGAGGAACTGACGAAATGAGCACGCTGGGAAAAATGCCGGAAGATGTGAAGGCGCTCATTGAGGCATCGCCGATCATGCCGCAGATCCCGGTGATCGTGCGGGAGCGGGGGCAGATCCTGAATGACCTTGAGACCGTGCTTGCGGGTCTGGCAATCGGCGTTTACGTGCTGCCGATCCTGCCGGTCGCTCCAATCCAAGGTGCCCCGTTTATTTTCTTCCAGCGGGCAGAGGTGCGCGTGCGCGTCATCGAGAACCGAAAACTGAACGCTACCGGAGTGGACGCCTACCAAGTCGCCGAGGCCGTGTGCTTGGCGCTCCAGGGGAGCAACCCCGGAGACATCCTCGCCGCGCCGCTGGAAGTCGCAACCTTTGAACTCAACGAGGATGCACAGGGGATCTCGCTCGACTGCATTTTCCACGCCGCTTTCCAACTCAATCCATGAAACTGTTTTTCAATAAAGTCACCGGCATCCTGGGCGCGTCGGCAACGGCTTCCACGAATGTCCAAAAGATCACCGTCAAGCGATACCAGGACGTCGAGGTCGAGCTGACCCCAGTGAAGGCGGACGGGACCATAGAACTCTTCGCGACCGGGAGCACCGGCCTGCTGGTCGTGAAGACGGTCAATGACTTCACGGGCACGGCCAAGCTTCTGGACACAACCTGGGACGCTCCCACTCTCGACGGCCGGGGCTACACGTTCGCCTTTGTGGCCGTGAGCGCCGGGATCGACACGGCCCTGGGAACGGACCCCTCCAAGACGTTCGCACTGGAGATCGTTATCGTTGAAAGCGGGAAGCGGATCGTCCTGCCGACGATTCAGCTCGTCATCGAAAACAACTACTACCGCGAGGACGAGCCGGTTCCTGAAGATCCAGATCCTCCCTACCCGCTGCCAGGCGAACTCGTCACGCAGGGGACCATCTTCGGCGCGGTCCGGATCTCGGCCGCAGGACTCGAAATCAAAGACACCACCACAAACACCTGGCGTCTCGTCACCTTCAATGCCGGGGAACTCACCTTTACGACTTTATGAAAATCGGAAAACTCATCTCTCAAAGCGGCCGGATCGCCGCCCTGACTCTCGTCGCCGGTGGCGTCGCCTCCCTGGCATTTCTGGCCATCACATCGCCAGCGGTCGGGCAGACGAACGTGGTCACGAAGACGCTCACTCTCGACACGAATGGCCTGGTGACGAAGCCCACAAACTTCTGGCCACGAATGCGGCCGGGATCACGAACGCGGTCGGGACGAACTACGCCACGGCCGCCCAGGGCACGCTTGCGGGTTCCGCGCTGCAGCCAGGCACGGCGATCACCAACGTCTCCGGCCTGCAAGCGGCGCTCGACGGCAAAGTGGCGACGAACGATTCCCGGCTCACCAATTCCCGTGCGCCGTCCGGATCTGCTGCAGGGGATCTGACTGGAACCTATCCCTCGCCAACTCTCGCCACCAACGGCGTCACGGCCGGAGCATACGGATCGCAGACCAACACGCTCAGTGTGACCGTGGACGCAAAGGGCCGCGTCTCCGGGATCTCAGCCAACAGTCCGATCACCCCGGCCAGCATCGGGGCCGCGACCGCCGCCCAGGGAACTCTGGCGGATAGCGCCGTGCAGCCCGCGCGAACTATCTCGACCACGGCTCCGCTCACAGGCGGCGGCAACCTGACTGGCAACCTCACGCTCGCAATCTCGTCGGCAGCTACAAACTCAGTCGGCGCGGTCCAGCTTGCCACGGATGCCGAGATCCAGACCGGAACGGATACGGCGAAGGCCGTGCGACCCTCCGGCCTCGCTGCCTGGTGGACATGGATCAAAACGCAGGCGCAGACGTTCGCGGGTGCGTTCACGCTGACAGGGAATTTCACCGCTGGCGATGCGGCAGGGGATGAGGCGGTTATCAACGACGACGATCCTCGCGCACCGAACCTTACGAGCACGACCTATGCCTCGGCCGCAGATGATAAGGTGATGCTGAATGGCAATGTGGGGGATGCTAAATATCTTCCTCGGATCTCTGGGGATAACTCGGACGCAGTAATGGCGATGGCCCTGGCCCAATACCCTGCGCTCCGGCCCGGCACCACATGGCAACTAGCGAACAATGGCACATGGTCAAATTGGGCAGCTACCTCGACCAGCTCTTGGGTGCAATTACTTAAGCAGCAGAGTGTCGGCAGCGCTGCTGGCTGGGCGCGCGCTGGCTCTTATGGATTTATTCAGAAGTCCGGGCAATCCGGATCAACTCTTGCGGGTCGCGGATTTACATTTGCATGCTGGCTAAACGCGCCTGGAGATTCTGCCGCCATCGGCCTCGCGACTGATATATATTTCGGTGCGCAGTTGACCGAGACCGGAGGGGCATTAACCGCGCGTGGGCTACGAGTCAGGATTGAAGGAAATACCCCTACCAGCAACATCAAGGTCACCTCCGCGATCCACGATGGCACGAGCGAGACATTAAGCTCCGCGAACGTGAGCGCGTATGGGTCGGCTGCATTCATTGTGCGCTGGCTGCCTGTAGGATCAACACCTGCGGCGGGGTCGAAACTTGAGGTGTGGGGGCGTGCGATGGACGGATCGGCAACTCTAATCACGACCGCCACCCTTTCTGGCAGCCTCGGGTCAGGGTCTTTTGCTGGCTCAGCTCTGGCAATCGTCGCGAGCAGCGCGGGCACAACACCGGGCTATGCCGCCAACTGGGAATTTGGAGGAATGACCGTGTATGTCCACTGACGCCACTCACAATATGAAAAAAACCATCGCACTCCTCGCGGCCTGTGTGGTCGCGCTCACCCTCACCGCAACCGCTCAGTCGCTCCTCACCGATCCGCCGATCCCCGCCGCACAGGCCCGGGCGATCCGTGCGGCCGAGAACGCGCAGGGCCTCCGCAACTCCATCCTCGGCGGGCTGCGGCACTCGATCACCGATCTCTGGTCGGAGGACTACGCTGCCAACGTCGCGACCGCGCAGGCCCTCGGACCGAAGGCTGTTGAGCTTTTCACGCTTTACGAATCCTTCATGGCTCCAATCCGCGCTCTGCTGCTCGCCTGCGGCGACACAGCATCTGTGACCGAACTTGATGCCCTGGCTGCTCGCGTTCCTGCCCACACGAAAAACCAAGACGGAACCGTCACCATCACGGAGCCCACTCCCGAGCCCTGAGATGATCCGCCTCCTCGCCATCGTCTGCCTTTGCCTATCGGCCTGCGCCGCGCGGCCTCCGGTCGCTGCACCCGCGTTTTCCGGGCAGCTTCGGAATGCATGCGTGGCCGAGGCGGCGGCGATGGTCGAGGGATTGCGCGGGGCCGGGATCGAATCGCGTGCCATC